AGGAAGGTAACAGAAATGCGGGCGGCAAGCATTACGGACTATATACCGATCGGCAAGGAAAACGCGGTAACGCGCGCTAATGCTGAAATATGTCTATTAGCTACACGCGGGAATCCCAAACGTATTTCTGCATCAGTTCACAGCATAATTGATTCGCCTATCGGCAGGCACAGCGAAAAACCAGATGAAACGCGAAGGCGAATAATTCAGTTGTGTGGCGATGTACCACGAATCGAATTATTTTCCAGACAAATTGTTCTTGGCTGGGATTCATGGGGCGATGAATTAGGCGACTGCGAAAATAGATAGGACTATACTATTATAATATATAGTAATAGCGGGCAGTTTAGCCCATTTCCGGCCTTGTATTATATAGTATTTTATCAGCCATCAAAATAAAATGGCTAATAAAAAAACAGGTGATGAAAATGAGAAAATTAAATTATTGTGAATGTATGCGTGTGCAGTCACAGTCCAGTCAGGTCGGGACATTCAAAAATATCTACAACCGGATATGCGATCAGATTTCATTGGATTTGTTCAGCCCGACATATATTCATCAGGCACAGGAAATATGCATGATAATCACGGAAATAATGCTGCTGCCCGATGACACCGAGATTCAGATCGCTGGTAAGAAAATGAACATATCGCTGGTGCGTAATGTGTATTCGTTCCTGGAATATGATCATGTGGCGATGGTGATAGATAATTTCCGGCAGATCAGATATAAAATCAATCACAAAAAAACATATTTGCGAACTGCGCTGTACAATTCAGTTTTTGAACTTGCAGCTGCGATCTGCAACGACGTCAACACGGAATCTTAAATTTTGGAGGCGGGAAAATGATTCGGCGGAAAAATACAAAATCGGGCAAACTATTGGAAATAGATTTTTACCCGGTATTCGATGACGGCCGCCGGATTCCTACCCGTGCGCCGAAAACAAAAAAATCCACCCGGGAACAGGCGGAATATAACAAACGACAGGCGGAAAAGAAATTGATACGCCTGATCAACACGAATTTCGATGACGGTGACATCATAATGCATCCAACCTATTCGCCGGATCAGGCACCGCAGTCTGAACAGGATGCCCGCAAGGACATAGTCAACTATCTTCGTCGGATAAAAAATCGCCGGAGGTCGGAGCTGAATGCGGTGATAGCGGAACTGAATGAATTGCCGGATGTTCCGGCACTTGAGCGCCGGCGGGCAGAGCTGAAAAATAAGAAATCAAAACTGGAATCACCGCTAAAGTACATATATGTTATTGAAAAAGTTACCTACAAATCCGGCAAGAACGCCGGAAAAGACAACTGGCATTTCCATATGTTCATCACCGGTGGGCTGGACAGATGTGAATATGAAAAAATATGGACAAAGGGAATGCGAACCAACGCCGACATATTTCAGCCGTATAGATACGGATTTGAAGCTATAGCGAAATATATGGTGAAAGATCCGCAGGGGAAAAAGCGTTTTTGCTATTCCCGAAATCTGAAAAAGCCGACAGTGGTGCAAAAGGATAACACAGTCACCCGCCGTGGAATTGAACGGATAGCAAAGAACAGATCTACCGACAGCGAATATTGGGAAAAGAAATACCTTGGATATAAATTTGTTCGTTGCTATGCACGATATAACGATTACAACGGATATTGGTATATGTCCGTGGTGATGTATAAATCCGACAATGATGTGCCGGCATGGGATGTCGGCGACACGATATATTTTTGATTTAGGGGGAACAATCGCATGAATTATTACAAATCCGCCGAACAGGTGCTATCATCAGTGTCAATATTGGAAAGGTCACTGATGAATCTGGAAAAACGCAAACAGCGGCTGATAGACGGCGGATTGCCGGCGGATGTCGGAACGATCAGCTATGATAAACCATTTACAAACAGCAAATTCATTAGCGACACCCTGAATGAATTACTGTCGGTGTCTGAATGCCAAAAATGCATAGCAGCTACAAAATCCGAAATAGATGAAATCTATTCAGTGATAGATCAGATGCCGGATGAATATCAGAAAATAGTCCGGATGTGGTACATACAGAAAATTCCGAAAGAAAAAATCATGGACGAAATGTATATCGAATCGCTGGCCACAGTCTACAATTTGCGGAATAGGGCTGTAGCTGAATTTGCGCTGCTGTATTACGGATCGCCGGCATTGAATTCAATTTGAAAAAAATCCGTATAGAAACATACGGATATACATGATACGATGGTAAAAACAGATACTGCATCAGGCCGTCGCATCACGTGGCGGTCTGTTTGCATTTTGGAGGAAAAATGCGCGAAGACCTCGACGATGCCCAGCACCGCAAATGTGCCAAATGTGAATGGCGGGATAAAAACATGGACAGGATAGTTATCTGCCCATGGTCACGCCACTGCATCAAACCCGATCCGGATCCTGATGACGAAACAATTTCTAAATTGGCTGAAAATAAAAATAGCCGAAAATGATATTCATGCATTTTATCAGACTGCGGCATGGCATAGACTGTCTGCAAAAATTTTGGCCGAACAGCATGAATGTCAGATATGCCGGTCGCATCACAGATACAGTCCGGCCGAAATAGCGCATCACATCAACACGGTTCGGGAACATCCGGAGCTGGCATTGTCCGAATATGCTGATGACGGCAGCAGGAATATAATCGCCGTCTGCCGTAAATGTCATAGTGAAATACACATGGGTGCTGCCGGATATCGGAACATTGAACGATGGTGATGGATTGGTAATGACATATATGTCCTTGCCGTCATTGTTTCGTATGATACCCCCCGGTCAAAGAAAATGAGTTTCCGCAAATCGGGAAAACCGGCGGCAAAGCCGACAATTCCGCTGCCTCGCACGCGCGAGAAAATTATACTATATTCTGTAAATAAAACGGAAGTAAAAAACGCCTGAAAACACGGCAAAAACGGTGGTGACGGTTTGGCAATTTCAAAGAAAAATGTTCGTGATTCGTTGACCGAACAGTTAGTTCGCAAGGGCGCAGATGTGGCTGCGTTCCGATCCCTGATAGATGATTATATGCGTCTGTGGGACACAAAAGAACGGTTGCTGAAAGATATTAAAACCCGGGGAATATTTTTCGATGACTATTCCGCCGCCGGGAAGAAAATGCAGAAGCAAAATCCATCGACAAAAGAAGCTGTGCTGGTAAATGCGCAAATGCTAAAGATATTGGATCAGTTGGGGATAACAACAGAAAAGGTGATCGCTGATGACAGCGATACCATGTAGCGAAATCGAAAGCTATCTAAATTTTATCGAGAACAGCAACGCTGTGTGCAAGGAGAACATCCTGCTGGCAAAGCACCTGCGCAAATGTTTTGCCACCGAAGATATTTATGTTGACCCGGATCAGCTGCAGACATACATCGGATATCAGAAATATTTCCCGTACGGACTGTTTGAATGGGAAAAATTCATCTTGGCGTTACACGACTGCACCTATTGGAGCAGGAGCGGGCTGCCACGATGGCCGACATTATTCGTCATGGGCGGCAGGGGGCTGGGTAAAAACGGATTCATTTCGTTCGAAGCATTCTGCCTGATATCCCCCGGTAACGGAATCAAGGAATACGATGTAGACATCTTCGCCACGGCCGAAGACCAGGCAAAGACATCGTTTCAGGACATCTACAATGTTCTGGAGTCCAACAAACAAAAATTGTCGAAGTTTTTTTCATGGAACAAGGAAGTAATTACATGCACCAAGACCAGATCGTCGCTGCGTTTCCGAACATCGAACCCGAAAACAAAAGACGGTGCAAGACCAGGTGCTGTGATATTCGACGAATACCACGCATATGAAAACCCAAAGCTGCCGGATGTAGCCACAACCGGATTGGGCAAAAAACCACATCCCCGCCGATCAATCATAACTACAGACGGCGATGTCCGGGACGGCGAGTTGGACAAGCTGAAAGACCGTGCCGAACGAATACTATCCGGCGAAATACCGGACAATGGGCTGCTGCCATTCATCAACAAGTTGGATGACATAGCTGAAATCCATAAAAAAGATATGTGGCCGAAGGCAAACCCGACGCTGCATCTGGTGGGCAAAAACGCATATGCCGATAATCTTCGCAGTCAAATCGAAATGGAATATTCAGACTATTGCGACGACCCTATATCGCACAGTTCGTTTGCCACAAAACGATTTAACATACCGCAGGGCAACCGTGAGCTGGAGGTTACGGCGTTCGACAATTTGAAAATCGCAAGCCGGGAACTGATCGACATAACAAACAGATACTGCGTGTTAGGCATAGATTTTGCCAGCACGCAGGATTTTGTTTCAGCCGGATTTTTATTCTACGCAGAAGGTATCGAATACTGGTATCAGCACACATGGATATGCAAGCAGTCAAAGGATCTTCCTCGCATTAAATTTCCGTATCTTCAGGCTGAACAGCGCGGCGAATGCACGATTGTCGACGCTGTAGAAATTCATCCGGACATTGTATGCGAATGGATAGCGGAAACAGTCGAAAAATACAGCCTGACCGTTGTATACGCTGCGATAGATCTGTTCAGATTCACGTTAATGTCAAAATCGCTGCAAGCAATAGGATTTGTGCCGGAATACAGGCAGAACGGTGAAGTCAAAGGCAATTTGAAGCGGATCAGACCGTCTGACATCGCAATCATTGCCCCGGAATTATGTATTGAATTTGCCCGGCATGAAATTGTATGGGGTGACAGCATGATAATGCGCTGGTACACGAATAACGCCAAAAAAGTTGTTGACAAAAACGGCAATATATCATTCGAAAAAATTGAGCCGAAGTCAAGAAAAACGGATGGATTCATGGCACTGGTAGCCGCCCGAACCGTCCGAGAAAAAATAGAACCATACGACAGCAACACACCAACACACGATCTGCTGGGTGTATGGACATTTTAGGGGGTGATTTCGTAATTGGGTAAATTTACAGATATGATCAGCGGGATATTCGCACGATCTCATATCCAGAAAATAGAAATCAAAAACGCAGGAAATGCGCAGGAACTGATTTCAGCATGTGGATTGAACGAACAAGCGGCTCGTCTCGCATTGGGAGACATTGCGATAAAATGTGCTGCATGGCTGATAGGCGGATTAGTGGCAAAATGCGAATTTCGCACGTTCCAGCAGTACAATCCGTTGAAGGGCGAGGAATACTACCTGTGGAATGTTCGCCCGAACCCATCGCAAAATTCAACGCAGTTCATACAGGAATTTATATACCGTCTGTGCATGAACAACGAAGCCCTGATAATCTCCCACGGCGGCAGCATATATGTTGCCGATAGTTTTTACCGTGAAGAACGGGGATTCCAGGAAGCCATTTTTTCCAGCATCAGCGTCAACAATAAATTCCTGCCCGGTGCGCTACCTGCGTCACAGGTAATGTATTTCAAACTGAATAATCAGAACGCTGCATCGCTGATCCGAAACATTCAGGCCGGATATGATTCAATGATAGCCGAAGCGACGGAACGGTATTTGAAATCAGGCGGCGAAAAGCTGATTCTGAAAATATCGTCGTTTGCCGAAAAGGACAAATCGTTTGAGGAAAAGATTTCAAAATACCTGAACGACTATTTCAGAAAATATTTCAGTTCAAAAGATGCAGTGCTGCCATTGTTTGAAGGCTATGATGTCGATTCCGTAGCATCCAAAACCGAGAAAAAGGGAGCGGATGAGGTCGAGGGAATCATTAAGATCAAGCGGGAGAGCATGGATACAGCAGCACAGGCATTCAAGATCCCGCCGGCAATCCTTCGGGGTGATGTGGCTGATGTTTCCGTACTGGTAGACAATTTATTGACATTCTGCATTGATCCGATTTGCACGCAGGTCGAGGAAGAAATCTGCAGCAAGCGGTATTCAAAATCAGAATATCTTTCCGGAACAAAATTATCCATAGACACCACAGCAATAAAACACATTGACATTATGTCGATGGCAGCGAATGCAGACAAGCTGATAGCCTGCGGATTGTATTCAATCGACGATCTGCGTGAAAAGATAGGCGAAGCACCGTTGAAAACAAAGTTTTCATCCGAATATGTAAGGACAAAGAACTACGCAGCGGAAGGTAGTGAAACAAATGGTAATTGAAAATCTGAAATGTGAATTTACACCGCAGCCGAATGATCCCGACACCCTGAATATCAGGCTGTATGGCGATGTAGAACCATATAGCTGTGATCCGATGACAGGCGAAATCAGGCGCAGCAAGAACAGTCAGGACTATTTCGCCGAACAGCTGGACAAATACAGAAATGTAAAACAGATCAATCTGTATATCAATTCGGCGGGCGGATTTGTAGATCAGGGATATGGAATATATGCGAACCTGAAACGCCACCCGGCACACAAAACATGCTATATCGACGGATTTGCAAATTCTATCGCATCCATCATTGCATTATCGGGCGATGAAACAATCATGTACCCCAATAGCATGATGGGAATTCACAACATGATGACGGCATGCTTCGGCAATGCCGCCGAGATGCGCAAAACTGCAGATGATCTTGAAAAAATTATGGAAGGCTGCAAGACTATATATCTTGATCGAGCTGCAGGAAAGATTACAGCCGAAAAACTGACAGAGCTGCTGGATAACGAAACAATGCTGACCGCCGATGAATGTATAGCATACGGATTCTGCGATAGAATCATCGGAAGACAGTCTCCGGATCAGGCTGCGGGAGCGGCAGACGAAAACCAGCATCCCGAAAAGCCGAACGGAGCGGAAGACGACAGTCAGACCCCGGATCAGACCGCCGGAGCGGGCAGCAACGCAAAACCCAATCAGCAGGCTACCGACAGGAAATCCCCTGATATTTTTGCATGTATAGCTAAATCATTACTGTAAACGAAAGAAGGAAAGAAAATGAAGAATTTAGATACCATCCGTGAACAGATGAAATCTGTATCACATAAGATCGTTGACGCAATCAACGCCGGCAATGAAGATGCCATCACACAGGCGTTCAGCGACTATAACAAAATGATCATCGATACCTACAGCGATGAGAACAACCGCATTCTGCGTGAACAACTGGACAATTCCGTAATCACCGCCCGTGGTATCAGACGCATCACGTCTGAGGAGCGCATGTATGCCGAATCACTAATCAAGGCTGCATCGTCCGAAGTTCCCAAGATGGCGTTGACCGATGTCCCCAAGGGGCTTCCCACCACAATCATCGACACAGTCGTTGAGTACATAAAGAACGATCATCCGCTGCTGGATGCAATCGATTTCACTGCAACTGAATTCAATATCAGACGGCTGTACAGCGAATCCGGCGTAACCGCCGCAGTTTGGGGCGCAGTAACCGCAAAGATTGTTACCGAAATTTCGATGACGATCAAGGCTATGGATTCCACCCAGAACAAACTTTCCGCATTCCTTCCTGTTCCTAAGGCATACCTGAATTATTCCCCTGAATGGCTGGTAAATCTGATAATCAGCGTTCTTTCCGAATCTTTGGGAGCGGGCATGGAGAACGGAATCATCAACGGCACCGGCAAGGATCAGCCGATCGGAATGATCAAGGACCTCGACGGATCTGTCACACAGGGCGTATACCCGGACAAGACCCCTGTCTCCTTGACGGCCATCACACCCGCCGAATACTGCGGTATCATCGCCGACATCGCCGAAAAGCCGGACGGCAGCAGCAGAAATGTCACACAGGTGATATTTGTCTGCAACCCTGTGGACTATCTGCAGAAGGTATGCCCGGCAACTACCGTGCTGACCAGCGACGGCAGATATGTAAACGACATTTTCCCATTCCCTACAAGGGTGATTACCTCCGACCAGGTTGCGATCGGCAAGGCTATTTTGGGCATTGCCGATCGTTATCTGGCTACCCTCGGAACTGCGAAGACCGGCGTTATTGAATACGACGATTCAGTGCAGTTCCTTGACGACAACCGTATCTACACCATCAAGGCATACGCAAACGGCACCCCGAAGGACAACAACGCGTTTGCCTATCTGGATATATCCGGCCTTGAGCCGAAGGAGTGGCGTATGCAGCTGGTAAACGCCGATGACAGTGCGGCGGGGTAACAGCGTACACACAATCTGAATTAGAAAAAATGCGGCGACCCGAACTGCGACAAATAGCGTCCGAATTGGGTGTACGCAATGCCGATAGCCTGCTGAAATCCGATGCTATCGCTGCTATCATGGAAAATCAGGGGGCATGAACATGGATGAAATAAAAAATGCACTGTTTTCGGACGCAAAGAACTACCTGGACATAACATGGGATGACGAAAAGACGGATGAAAAACTGATGTCAATCGTTAACCGTGGATGTGCAAAAATCATCGCATTGACAAACTGCAGCATAGACGATATTGCAAACAGCCCTGAACATCAGTCATTATTTTTAGACTATTGCCGGCTGTCGTGGGCGGGCGTTCCCGAAAAATTCGACCAATTTTTCAAAAATGATATCGTTCGCCTGCGTCTGCAAAAAATAGCGGAAGGATATGAGTATTATGCCGAATGATGCAATAATAGCATTTTCCGACGGCGTATTCGATGCGTACAGCATTGACAAATACGGTGTAAAACAGAAACAGGTAGTTACAAAATGCCGATTTTCATACCGGACAATCGGTGCGCAGCGATATTATGCTGCATCTTCGGCAAATATTCGAATTACTGATATGATCGCTATTCCTGCAGGCATCCAGCTGCAGGAAAGCGACATCATCGTCATAGGTGGCAGCGACTATACGATAAAACAAATTCAGACTATTTTCGATGGTACGCCAAAACACAAACTGATTTCGCTGAATAGGAATGATCGCAGTGAATAATTGGGATAAAAATCTGGCAGATATGATTGAACGGTACACCGACGATGTCGCCGAAAAGGTAAAAGATGTTATCGACGATGTTGCCGACGGTGTGATGGATGAAATAAAATCGCATATCAATTTCAAACAGCGCACCGGAAAATATATAAAAGCGTTCAGACTGAAAACCACCTATGAAAGCCAATACGATAAGCGCAGAACATGGTATGTTGCCAGTCCACATCACCGGTTGACGCATCTGTTGGAAAACGGCCATTTATCACGGAACGGAACTACACGGGTGCGCGCATATCCGCATATAAAATACGGTGAAGAATTCGCACAGAAAAATCTTGAAAAGGAAATCATAAAAAAGATAAATGAATAAATCAGTACAAGATTTGATTATAGCCGCCGGGATTCCCGAAGAGCGTGTTGCCGAACGCCATTTTTCAAAGCCGGTATCCCTGCCGTATGCAGTATACTATGAAATACGTGATACATATTTCACCGCAGATGATGTGATATATAGCGCAAACAATCACATTACCATAGAAATATACATGGATGGATATGTAGACAGCGAACTGATCGAAAATATGCAGAAACAGCTGGATGAAAAAGAAATCATATATGATATATCGAACGACTATGTAGCAGATGAAAATCTGTGCATAGTCGTTTTTGATTACTACGAATAGGGGGAAATAAAATGCCTGCATCAACTACACCGGCACCCAAAATCACATACGGATTGAAAAATATCCACTATGCCATCATGGAAAGAACGGACAGCGGCGTAACATACGGCAAGCCGAAGAAATTCCCGGGAGCGGTAAATCTGACATTGACTGCAGCCAACGAAGCCGTTGATTTTTACGCCGATGACATAATCTATTACAATACCAACGACAATTCGGGCTATACCGGCGAAATCGAAGCTGCGCTTGTGCCCGACGAATTTCGCAAGGATGTATTTGGCGATGAAATTATCGACGGCTTGCAGTTCGAGAACGCAGCCACCGACCCCAAGCACATCGCCCTGATGGCAGAATTTAATACCGATGTCATCGCAAAACGAATCTGCCTGTATGATGTACTCTGCGGCCGGCCCGATGTCACCAGTAAGACGAAAGAAAAGGGTAGAACACCGCAGACGCAGAAAATGTCGCTGACCGTTTATCCAATCGAAATCAACGACAAAACTGTAGTAAAATGCACCACATGCGCAGAAACGCCGCAAGAAACATTCGCAACATTCTTCAACGCAGTTCCGCTGCCAACAGCGGCTGAACAGACAACACAAATCGGGCAGACCTGATAGGTATAATCTATGGACAAAACTATAAAAATCGGAAATAAAAATATTCCGATACGTGCAAACGGCCTGATACTGCTGGCATATAAACGTGATTTCGGCAGAGAAATGCTGACAGATATGCTGTCGATGTACAAGAAATCAAAATCAGGTGACTACACCGTCGACATTGAATCGCTGGACATTGAAACGGTATACAAAATCACATATACACTGGCAAAATTGGCTGATCCGAACATCGGATCGATGGATGAATGGCTTTCCGGCTTTGACTGCTTTCCGATTTATGATGCGCTGCAGGAAATAATGCCGATTATCACGGACAGCATCACCACCGATGCAAAATTAAAAAAACAGATAGCAGCGGCGGGCTTGAGGCAGACGACGAATTATTCAAAACAGAAAAAATCGTTCTTGCCGCTGCGCAGGCGGGGCTGACAACAGCTGATTATGAACACATGTCGGTCGGAATGATAATCACCACGATTATCGAATATAACAACGCCGTGAACGCAGCATCCGGAAACGGCGACGCAAGGGAAGCAACTGCCGAAGACTATATGGCATTTTAGGGGGGATAAAATACGGCTACAAAAATTCAGGGTATTACCATTGAAATCGGCGGCGATACATCCCCATTAGCCAAAGCATTTTCCGATCTGAACAAGACAATCAATTCCACAAAATCGGAATTGGCCAGCGTTGAAAAATCGTTGAAGCTGAACCCGGACAGCACCGTATTGCTGACACAGAAACAGCAGTTACTGGAAAAACAATTAGCCGATACCAGGGATAAACTATCCAAGCTGTACGACATCGAAAAGGAAATCGAAGCTCGGCGGTCAAGAGATGGCAGCAACGAACAACTGGAAAAGCAGCTTCGGGCAATACAACGTGAAGCACTAAACACTGAAAATCAGATTGGCAAGCTGGAAGAATCATATACCAGCGTTTCAAACAAAGTTTTCGAATTATCCGGAAAGATAAACGAAAATTCGAATACACATAGAACACTACGGGATAGAATTTCCGATGTAATCGGCAGACTGAAAGATTTCGTATCCGGTAATCAGGCAGCTGCTGAAAGTGCAAATGTCAGTGCAACCGAAATCAATTCCAAAATAGAAATATGGAATAGATTCGCTTCGGCTGTGCAAAATGCAGCCATGAAGCTATTCGACATTGTATCAAACAGCGCACAGGCAGCAGATGATCTGCTGACATTATCCGAAATCACAGGCGTATCAACCGACACGCTGCAGAAATTTCAATTTGCATCTGAACTGGTTGACGTTCCGATGGAAACATTCCAGGATGCGCTGAAAGAAACAACAATGCGCCTGGGTGAAATCAATGATGGATCGCAGGATACTATTTCGATGTTCAGGCTGCTGGGAATATCGGCGACCGATGCGAACGGCAATCTTCGCAGTAGCGAAGAAGTATTCTACGATGCAATCGACGCTCTGAGCGGCATCGAAAACACCACCCAGCGTGATGCAATAGCATTGAAGCTATTCGGCGAATCGGCACAGAATTTGAATCCGCTGATAATAGCGGGATCTGATTCACTGCGGGAATATGGTCAGCAGGCAGAAAACGCCGGTATCATCATGGGTGAAGATGCGCTGACAGGTGCAGCGGCATTTAATGATCAGTTGGATGTACTGAAATTAACAATCGGCGGAATTACAAATACTTTAGGCGCAGAATTGGCGCAAAGTTTTACTGATTTATTGGTGGCAATAACACCGGTATTAACAGGATTTGCGCAGTTGCTATCACTAATTGCAGGAATACCTGCGCCGATTTTATATGCCATAACTACAATAGGAACGCTGATTGTAACAGGCATCCAAGTCATGAATACCGTTAGTTCGATCACCGGTGTAATAAATACCATGAATCCGGCAATGTGGAAAACCGTCGGTATAATTATGGCAATCATTACGGCACTGATTATTTTGGTTGCTTTGATTACGGCACTATCCGGGAAGAAAAATGATATACAGCAGATAGGCGCTTCGATAGGCGAAATAACAAATCAGGTTGGTGCATCAAATATATCATCATCTGCGCAAAATGGCATTCCACGCTACGCATCAGGCACACGCTATCACTCCGGTGGCGTTGCGTTCATCACAGAATTTGCGCCTGAGCAGCTATCGCTGCCAAACGGCACAAACATGGTAGTAATGCCCCGTGGTACACGTGTAAATCCGAATGTGTCAGCAGGAAGATCCGGCGGCGACACCTACAACATAACTATTGACGCAAAAAATGTCCGTGAATTCAACGATATCGTAAAAATGGCACAGAATGCACGGCAGAGGCGGAGGGCGACATAATATGGCAGAGAGCATTATATACATATCGAATATATATCTGCATGATAATTCCACCGGAAATGAAACACTATATGAAGCTGCCACCGCAACGCTAACAGCCTGGTCAAAATCTTCAAATGGATATAGTTACAGATTTGAAATAGCGGACAATCAATATCAGGCGAAAAAACGTGTAGAATTAAATCGTTTATTCATTTATTTTACAAATGGATATTCGTATTTGCCATTTGCAATTGGATATTATCTGCCGGTAAATGGAATAGTTCAGTTTGGACAGTACAATGATTGTGGAAAATACAGCAATAACCAGTTAATGTATTATACACAGCCAAGTTCAATGAATGATTATATAACGTTTGAAACGCCATCATCATTGTCAATAAATCGGCCATATGTAAATGCATATGTCTACGACATAGTGCCAGTAGTCCATAACCTATATCCAACTGAATTTGTATCCGCACACGCCGAAAATACATTCAAATGGGAATTTAGCGCAGAAACACCGACCGACGGAACGCCGCTGGAACAGCAATCTGCAAAAATACAATGGAAACCCAGCAGCAGCGGAACAGTCACCGAAATAACGGTATCAGGCAGTGCACAGGAATACACTTTTCCCGCTGGAACGTTCCCGGCAGGAAGCAGTTTTATATGGCGCATAATGGTCACATCGGACGATGATGTAGATTCAGCCTGGACAAACTGGCAGACAGTCAGCACAGATGAGCCGGTCGGAGCGGTAGAAAATATAGTTCCGTCCGGAATGCTGGTGGACGGTGAAGTCGATAATCAATTCACATGGAATTATACCAACGGATACGGTCTGCCTCCGAGCGGCTATGAAATTCAGCAAGCAGAGCGTGGATCAACAGCATGGAATACAATAGCATCGGCAGATAATACGCCGGATTGTTATGCTATTATTCCGGCGAATACGCTGCTATCTGGAAATGTACAGATCAGGATCAGGGCATTTAATTCCCAGGGTGATGCATCCGAATGGACAACAGTCGAAATAACTGTCCGTGACAGCCCGCCGCCGCCGTCAGTATATCAGATTGATTCAAATACGGATAAACCGATTATTTACTGGTCATCGGGCGAACAAGCTGCATTTGATCTGAAAATCAAAAATGCGAACGGCACAGAAATATATTCCGTATATCAATCCGGTAACGCCAAAAATCACAAATTGGCAATCAGAATCGATGACGGAACATATACTGCGTATGTCGCCATAGTGAACAATTACAGTCTTCGCAGCGAATACGCCACACGCCAATTCACTGTCACAACGGGAAAACCCGATAAGCCAACAATTACCGCCCAAGCGGTAGATGACTATGCTGTGCTGTCGTTCGCCGGCACAACCGAAAACACGGTTCTGATCAGGGACGGCGTAGCCATTGCAGATGTTAGCGGCGAATATGAATACAGAGATTACACTGCACCCAGAGATGCGGTATATGTGCTGCGATCGTTGGCAGAAAATTCATTCTGCGACAGCGATCCGGCGGAATGCCACATCAAATGCAAATATTCCACTATAGCACCGGTGTCATTGCCCGAACACCGTGTGAAGCTGATTGTTCGCGCCAACGAACAGCCTAACAGAAATGTAACTATAGGAACGGAATATGCACTGCTGTCGTTCGCCGGCAGGAAATTGCCTGTAGCGGAAATCGGCGAACATGTATCAAAAACAAAATCGCTGTCGTTTTCAATTTTCAGCGAAGATGATTTGCAGAATCTACTGAAAATGAACGGCGGGATTGTTGTATGGCGTGACAAAAACGAAAAAATGGCCGCAATCATGACAGATTTCGAATATATCAGATATCGCAAATACATTGATATAGCATTTATTCTGTCGGAAATATCTTCGCCGGAGGGGATAGCCTATGAATAATACAGCATCCCCCGGCGGATCACGCAAAATATCCTACAAATATATGCTGGTACAAAATCGAATTGAAACCAAGCCGGCATATGTGGCTGAATGCAGCATCAGCTATGATTCAGACGCAGAAATAAAACGAACAGCACGATTTACACTTCATCCCGCAGGAATTGATTTTCTGCGGGATGAAATTCGTGTATACATGATTGTGAATGATGCCGAATACTGCCTGGGAACATTTATCCTGGCAACACCCACAGTCAACGAAAACACCGGCAACGCCCTGGCAGACGTGGAGGCATACGACAGCACAATCATTCTGCAGGAAGATTGTTTCACCGAACCGAAATTCTATGCTGCCGGCACCCGATATGATGTTATTTTTGCGGATATACTGGCATCAGCCGGCGTTGAATCTATAATTCCGACTATTACGGACGAACTTCCCGCAGACCGAGAATTTGAGATTGGCACATCAAAATTATCGGCATTAAATGAAATGCTGGACGAAATAAACTACAATCCGATAATAGCGGATGAATACGGCAACATCATTATTTCAAAATACGTTGAACCATCTGCAAAAACAGCGACCAAAGAATATACCGCCGGAGCGGGCAGCGTGATATCATCCGAAATCATATCCGAAATTGATTATTACAGCATTCCGAACATATTCATTGCCCGGTGCGACAATCCGGACATAGATACAATCCTGTATTCGAAATATGTAAATGATAATCCGGGATCTAAATTATCGACTGTTGCCAGGGGCAGGAACATAGTCAGCGAATTATACACGCCCGATTACACCACATCGCAGGAAATGCTGGACGAATATATTCGCCGAAAGGCCTATGAATCATCGCTGGTATTCGATAAAATCCAGATTACAACGGCAAATATGCCTGGGCACGGATACAGGGATATTATTCGCGTTGAAAACGGAAATATCAGCGGCATATATGTCGAAAGAACGTGGCAAATGGATCTATCTGTGGGAGCGCTGATGTCGCACAGTCTGGTAGGGGTGATTAGCCTGTGAATCCTGAAGACAATGTATTCGTTCAGTCGGAACAGCAGTCGGCAAAAAATGAAAACGATTTTTTCGCCAAAATTGCAGCAGTATACGACGACGGAATAACAATAGAAATAGACGGTGTAGTATCCGAAAAACACTATAAATTCAATAGCGGGAATGATTATGCGCCGGGCGACATCGTAAAAATACTGAAAATCCGTGGTACATATGTGATTGAATACACGATTTCGCCGAAGGCAGCTGCACAGTACGCTACCGAAACATTTGTAAAAGACTATGTAGATTCGCAGATATCCGGCGCGCTGGAGGGTAACTATTGATGACGCTGAAAGAATTTTTAACTGATATGGCAGATGCCATACGCAGCGCACACAGAATGTCCGGAAAAATAAATGCAGCGAATTTTTCGTCGCTGATAGATGATCTCGAATATACATCAGACGCAACAGCGGTAGCATCAGACATAGTCAGTGGGCAAACAGCGTATACGAAAAACGGCAAAATCACCGGCAGTATGAAAAACAATGGTGCCGTTTCACAAACACTGACTATCAATCACAGTGAATACCCAATTCCAACCGGGTACCACAACGGGAACGGCAAGGTAAATGTGTCCTTGCAGCAGAAAACTGTAACGCCGACTGCAAGTCAGCAAACAGTCAGCCCGGATGCCGGGCAACTGCTAAGCAGGGTAACAGTAAATGCAATTCCGGACACATACATTTACGCATCGTACCAAACAACAGCAACATTAAATTCCGGATCGTATAGTCGCAGTTTTCAGGTTACGCCGCCGACATCTACACTACGCAGAATAAAATATGCGTTTGTTTACGGCACAGGTGAAAATAACGATGTGCCAATATTTTTGTATGATACATATAGCGGATCAAATACAAACCATATAACTATCAGCCGTGGATCCAGCTATGATACATTGCGGTACACAACAAATCAGGCAACAACGTCATCTACACGAATGACAGTTTTCATCGTCGGCACAAAAAAATAGGAGGTGGTATTATGCGCCGGGGGACCACGCCAACGCATTGTTTCACGCTGCCGGTGGCTGCAAATCAAATAGAAGATATATATATTACATATTTGCAGTCCGGTATAATCAAATTCGAAAAATCAAAGTCAGAAATAGAAATAGACGATTCACCGGATGGATTCACCAGCACGGCGAAAACCACATTGTCGCAGGCAGAAACATTGTCCCTATGCGATAGTGCAGATAGCTACATCCAGATCAGATTTACAACAATATCGGGCAGCGCATTTGCCAGTCAGATCATCCGTGAACCGGTAGATGCTATTTTGAAAAATGGTGAAATATGAATAGCTGCATAAATTTCATTACAAAATTCAACTCCGGAGAAAACAATTTCAAAACACGATTCGGCAGCACTACATACGCGGCCGTAAAAGCCTACACCGGTGAATACATAATTACGCCGAAAGCAGACACATCTGTAGTGCTGGAGACTAAAAACAAGACCATGCTCGACGATCTGACAGTAAAGGAGATACCATACTATCAGGTAACAAATCCAGCAGACGGCGACACGGTCTACATAGGAAGCGAGGTAATTTTATAATGGCAATAAGCAAAGTAGTTTACGGAGGTACAACCCTCATCGATTTGACGGCGGATACCGTCACCGAAGACAAAGTCTTAACCGGCTACACAGCCCACGGCAAGGACGGCGAGCAGATAAGCGGAACATGTGCGTTCGATGTGAACTCTCAGGACGCGACGGCTCAGGTTGCCGAACTGCTCACGGGCAAGACGGCGTATGCGCGCGGAGCAAAGCTCACCGGAACCATGCCCAACAACGGCGGCGTGACCGGTACAATATCCACCGTGGCGGGACAATACACCATAGCCCAGGGATACCACGACGGCAGCGGAAAGGTGTCGATAGATTCGACCGAGCAGGCAAAGATAATCCCCGCAAACATCAAGAAGGACGTTGAGATACTCGGAGTGACGGGAACGCTTGAGCCGTCAAGCGAAGTGACAGCACAGCCAAAAACAGCAACCCCAACAAAGGAACAACAAGTCATTCTTCCTGACGAAGGATATGACTACTTAACGCAAGTCACAGTGGCTGCTATTCCGTACAACGAGTCCCCCAACTCCGCCGGCGGAACAACAGTCACCATAGCAGGTTGATGTGCCATGGCTGTTAATAAAGTAGAATATGGCGGATCGACACTCATTGATCTTACATCAGATACCGTGACAGCAGACAACCTGCTGTCTGGATACACCGCCCATGATAAGAGTGGAACGCTTATCACGGGCACGCTTAACCCGTACAAACCGGAGATATTGGTTATTACAAGCACAGCTACGACAGTAAGCGTGCGTGTCGGCGACTCAAGTGCCGGTGTCTGGCTACAGCCGTCTTATCATGAGGACAACGTATGGATGTACGAAATTCCATACTACGGAACATGGATGGTCGGGGTGTCGTCGATGTTCGGGAACGCCTCTCAAAATGTAGTTGTTGACACAGTTAAAATATATAAAGTTGAAGCAAACATAGCGTCAAGCTTTGAAGAATCATCGTGGGCTACAATTCAGTATGCTACTAAAAACGGATATGCGAGTGGTCTGTGGCAGGTCGGCGACACCAAGACATATCAGGACACGAGCGGCAACACCCGAACGGTCGAGATTGTTGATATAGGCGATAGCAGCATAGTGCTTGATTTAGCCAGCCTATACGCCTCCGGAGCGTTTGCGTTCAACTGGCCTAACGACACGTTCCTGCCCTCTCTGCCGCAGGATTTTAAGAGCGTAGTCACATCCGCAGCGTATTTCTCATCGTCGGAA